TTATTCATTGCGAACACGGCAGGATGATTCGCAAAATTAAGCAATACGAGCATGAGGTTGAACAACCTATCCGTCAGGAAATAGCAGAGCAACTTGCCGAGAATCGGGATTTCTGGATTGCGGCAAAAGACCCAAGCGAGGCTTCGGCTTTTACTTGGGCATACAGAAATATATTCGATTTAGCCATTAAGTTTACATTGGGGGAATAATGAAGGCAGAGATACTTGTAGGAGATGTACGAACGCGATTGGCTGAAATTCCCGACGGTAGTATTCAGACTTGCGTTACCTCACCCCCATATTGGGGGCTGCGCGATTACGGTCAAGACAATCAGATTGGGTTGGAAGAAAGTCCTCAGGATTACATAAATTCAATGGTTGAGGTATTTCGAGAGGTTTGGCGGGTATTGGCGGACGATGGAACGCTCTGGCTAAATATGGGCGATAGCTATGTGGGAACAGGAAATAAAGGGTTATGGAAAGACCCCAAATATCCGGATGGTAGAAACGCTCAGTCTGTAGCTTTAAATAACAAGGTTGAAGGATTAAAGCCTAAAGACCTAGTAGGTATTCCTTGGCGTTTGGCTTTTGCCTTACAAGCTGACGGTTGGTATTTGCGCCAAGACATTATTTGGGCAAAACCAAATCCTATGCCTGAATCCGTAACTGACCGATGCACTAAATCGCATGAATATCTTTTTTTGCTTTCTAAGTCAAATAAGTATTATTTTGATAATGAAGCAATTAAAGAGCCAACGGTTACCAAAGACAATACAAACCGCGACCGAGATTCTTCGAAATTAAATAACACGCCCGGTCGTTCCAAAAGCGGCGGTTTGAAAACCAACAATTACGATATGCGTAACAAACGCGATGTGTGGAACATATCTACCAAACCTTTTAAGGGTGCGCATTTTGCAGTAATGCCAGAAGCGTTGGTTGAACCATGTATCTTGGCTGGTTCGCGTCTTGGCGATTTGGTTCTTGACCCATTTACGGGTTCAGGAACGGTAGCCGTTGTTTCATTAAAACATGGTAGGGATTTTATTGGAACAGAATTAAATCCTAAATATGCTGATATTGCAGTTGACAGAATTGGGATGGGGGCGGAAACAAAATGATTGACGAAAAAATTTTGCCGTATTTAATTTGCGGCGCGATTGCCATTCTTTGTTTGGCGGTGTGGGCGCTATGAGTTCATTGCCATACATGCAGCTTTATGTCAGCGACTATCTTGCTGACACCGCACATCTCAACGCTCAGCAACATGGCGCGTATATGTTGCTTCTGATGAACTATTGGCAACGCGGCAAGCCTTTGGACAACACCGGGGATCGCCTGGCTTTTGTTGCTCGCATGAGCGCCGAGGAATGGGCTGACAACAAAGACATTCTTGCCGAGTTCTTTTGGGTAGATGGCGATACTTGGTCGCATACCCGCATTGACTCTGACCTTGAGAAAGTCCGGGAGAAGTCTGAAAAGGCTTCAAAGGCTGGTCAACGGTCGTTCAGCGTTCGTTCAACGGGCGTTGAACATTCGTTTAACCATAAAGATAAAGATAAAGAGGAAGATAAAGAAGATATAAAAGATAGCTTTGACGAATTTTGGGATATTTATCCAAGGAAGGCTGGAAAGCAGGAAGCTCGCAAGGTATTTCAGCGCGCTTTGACCAATGCCACGCTTGCAGAGATTCTTGCTGGCGCTCGCCGATACGCAGATGATCCGAACCGTGAGCCGCAATACACGGCGCATCCTGCAACATGGCTGAATCAAGGGCGCTGGAGTGACGACCCACTACCCCCTAAAAAGCCCGAGAATGGCGCTAGAAGCCTTGTTACCACTCCGACCTATACGCCACCTAGGTTCACTTCCGAAGATATGCCTAAAGGCGCTCCTATGCCCGATTTTGTAAAGTCTGTTTTGAACCGTTTGACCGATTTGCCGTAAGTAAGTAATTTATGTCATACTGGAACACCGAAAGGGGGAACAAATGAAACTCATTCATTTGGTAGCAGTAGAGCAGGTAGAAGTTGGGGATGTGCTGGTTCTTGGCGCAACCCGCTATGGAGTGACTTCGATTGAGGATGAAATCAACGGTCGGGATTTTCGACTTCGGGATTCATTCGGCAATCAGAAGTGCCACTTGGTAGCCACCGGGGAACAAGTCACCATCGAATTATGATCCAGTTTGAGGTACAGGGAATCCCTAGACCTCAAGGAAGTATGCGGGCTTTCAACGGTCACATAGTTCACAATAAGTCAGCCGAGCTTATGGAGTGGCGCGCATGGATAGCGGAGTGCGCTCGGAAGGCGGGTTGCACCCCCATTGACTCACCCATTGAAATTTCTATGACTTTTCGAGTTGTCAAGCCAAAATCGGTAAAACGGACATTTCCGACAGTTGCGCCCGACCTCGATAAGTATATCCGAGCCGTATTAGACTCATTGTCTAAAGTAGCCTACATAGACGACAGTCAGGTCATCTCAATAATTGCCCAAAAGCTATATTCCGACACGCCGGGCGTGGACATCACCATCTCAGACGCTTTTGATTGTTTGTGACCTAAAACACACCCAAAAATGCTTGATTGCCTAGCGGATCGGGCGTATGTTTTACCCATAAGCCCCGAACGGCGGGGTAGAACTGGAGAACAAAATGCAAATCGGACAAACTGTAAAAGTTACATCGCTTGCAGGTGTTGAGTACGGAATCCTTGATTCAGTCAATACAAAGCTCGGCAAAGCTGATGTGTGGTTTGAGGCTGGACAACATTTCTGCTCATTCAACCTTAATCAGATTGAGGTTGCATAATGGCATCGGCTACATTTACCGTAACGATTACGGATTCGGACTTCGACCGCCTTCACAATACCTCCATGCAATGGGGTAAGGATTGGGCAAAACAAGTCAATCGTTTTGATGAGCAACCGCTTTTCACTTGGAAAATGGCGTATTGGTGCGAACCTAATTGGCTCAACATCCTTGTCTGCCAACAATTCCTGTCGTCTCGCGGGTACGAGTCGCAGACCGTATTTGATAGCGCAACGCTTGAATATGTGATTCTAACCAACTACGAATCGGAGGCTTGGGAGAATGATTGAGCTTTTATTGCTAGTAGGATTGCCAGCGCTTGTTGTTGTATTTCTATCCATCGTGTTTGATATTGAGGAAAGGCTGACCAAATGAAACTCGTTTGCAAAGAGAACCATTGGAATGTCAAGAATGGTCAGTTAATTCTTGATACCCCGGAGGGGCAGGAGCTTGCCAAGCAAGTTATCTCAACCCTAGAAGCTCAGATTCGCCTTGGCATATATGAGCAGATTTGCGCCCTACCGCTCGTCACGGATCGTAAACGCATCGTTAAGCTCGGTATTGAGAATGTCGCGCTGATGGTTCAAGACGCTTGCGCCCAGATTGCGTTGGGGGAGAAAAAGTGAACGAACAAGAGTTGCGCGAGCTGATTGCTAAAGAGCTTGAGGCGCTAGAGACACCTACCGATATTTCCTCAGACTGGTATGCCGCGAGCAAGCGCACCAAGAACGCCGCGATTGCTATTGTGAAACAGGGGTTGCCCAAATGAGTTTAGGAATTTGTCAGCAATGCGGTCAAGGTGCTGAGTTGCTTAACGGTAAAACTTGTATCGGTTGCGATACTTGGGATGCGGGAACTGCCGGGGATGTCGCTTTTGCCATGAAACACGGTCGTTGGATTAACCCTTGCGATGTGGAGGATGAAGATGCGTCAGACATCAATAGCCGCCAAGATTAAAGCCGAACCTCGCATGGGGTCTAACCGGGCAAAAATCAACCAGTTCATTATTGACCAAATGGAGAACGGCGCTACGGATCAAGAGATTCAAGCCGCGCTTCGTATGTCAGGCGACACCTTGCGCCCAACTCGCCTTAGCCTTCTCAAAGACGGCTTGATTTACGAGTCAGGCAAGCTACGCAAGAACGCCAACGGTAACGAGTGCATCGTCTGGGTATCAGCTCAGTACGGTCAGATTGGATTGTTCTAATGCCAACTTACCAATACCGATGTAATAAATGTAAAGCGTTTATGGAACTGCACCAAGGGTTTTACGAGGACAACGCGCCTGATTGCCCTGAGTGTAAAAAACCTATGTCAAAAGTCTTTCAAGCAACGCCGGCGATATTTCGTGGGGGCGGTTGGGGAGGGTCAAAGTGAAATACGGTAGCTATTGGGATCAGGTTCACATTCATTGCCGTCAATGCGAGAAAGATTATGACGAGCAGAGCGTTTTAGTTGTTGATGGCGTTTACACTTGGGAATGCCCGGTGTGTAAAATGGATAGAACGGTGGAGCTGGCATGATTACAAAGCTCGCACTTATCTGGATTGCTTTTATTAACACCGTAGGCATTGCGTTTGGAATCTACGGATATTTTGCAGCCAAGCGTAAGTGGGTCAAGTAGTGGCTCAATGTGGTTTCTGCTCAGCCGCCAATAAAAAATTATATAAAGGTTTATATATGGGCTTTAGGGTTTATGTTTGCAAAAATTGTGTTGTTAAACAAAACATCGAAACAGAACTGGAGAAGGCAAGTGCATAGAGAAATCCATTTGCGTAAAGGTTGGATGCATTGGGGATATAGCAAAAGGTTCGGTCTAGGTATCAGTATTGACAGGTACGGCGTGGATATTGACTTTCTGATTTTCTATATTGGTTGGCAACGCTAATGGAGCTCAACGACATCCTTAGCGAGCGCCAAGAGCAGTACGGCGATCCGACAGAGAACTTTCGCAAGATAGGAATTATGTGGGGGGTCATACTTGACCTGCCTTATTCACTAGCGCCTTATCAAGTGGCCCAAATGATGATTGCTCTCAAGCTTCAACGCATCTCAGTTAATCCCGACCTTGCGGATTCTTGGCTCGACATCGCCGGGTACGCCAAACACGGTCAGCCATGAACGACTGGAATATTGCCCGATGCAAGGGGTGTGGAGAATGGATGGTCTTGGGTAAAACCTGCTCTGTATGCACTATAATTAACCCACAACCGACTAAGGAGGTTCAGAAATGAACGCACTTAACAACGGAGGCACACGATGAACGCTATGGAACAGGCGGCGATTGGTTCGCGCTGAAGTTCAAGACTCGTTTCCTTGTAGTCGCCGCGCTTGCGGTTGGGATCGGGTTTGCAAGTCCATCGGTGGCGCAAAGCCCTAAAGCATTTACGGATGCGATAGAGCGCACACCTGCGGCGGCAAAAGCCTATGCACACTCACAACTTCATAAATACGGATGGAACTCCACCTACCAATGGAGATGCCTAGTCACCGTCTGGACTAACGAGAGCAACTGGCGACCAAACGCCTACAACGCTACTCCCGTCAAGCTAGTGGTGAATGGGTTGACAGTTTCCTATCACGCCGGGGGCATACCTCAGCGAATTGGACTCTCGCCATTAGCAAGTGTTAGCCAGCAAGTAAATGTCGGGCTACGATATATCCGTGACCGATATGAAACTCCCTGCAACGCGCTTCGCTTCTGGAATCGCCATTACTGGTATTGAGGATGACAACCCAGACCGCGCCTACGGGCGTGAGTCGCTAGATTTCACGGGAAGGCCGTTCCCTACCCGTGAAGAATGAACGCTTGAGCGCATGATTACCTCCAGTTGATTGCGCTCGCGTTCATCGCCTGAGCCCCACATTTCTCAAGGGTGTGGGGCTTTGTGCTATTCTTAAAACACATCCTTAATTATTTCGATAGTTAAGTGCGACACCCCGGAACTATCCCTGAAATTCGGCTTAGGCGTTAGGCGTACCGAATAGACCAAATAGCCGGGGTTTCTGCTATTCTAAGAACACAACACCCCCTACGCCTCTCAACGATGCGCACCAAGGGGGTTACTTATTTGTAGCCACAATGTAGCTACAAATGACAATGGTGTAACCTTTCCCCATGACGACCATCGTAGCGAGGCAGTACGCCGACAAGGTAGTCATCGGATCGGATTCATTGGTCACCGCAACTCGCAAATACACCCACCCCAAGATGGTCAAGATAACCGAACGCGGGCAATTCCTTATTGCCGGTGCTGGTCTTAGTTCGTATTGTGATGTAGCACAACACATATTTAACCCACCTAAGCCAACCGAAACTGATAAGAAAGACTTGTATCACTTCATGATTTCTAAGTTCATTCCGGCGCTTAAGCAATGCTTTAAAGACAACGACCTCAAGCTGGAAGATGACAAAGATGAAGACACACGATTTGCGTTCTTGGTTGCAGTTCACGGTGAAGTATTTGATATTGCTGATGATTTCGCTATTTGCCTTGATTCCGATGGTATTTATGGGATTGGTAGTGGCAGTAGCCTTGCTATTGGAGCGCTTAAGCAAGGTGCGAGTATTAAGAAAGCTCTTACGATTGCTTCCGAGAAAGACCCATATACCGCACCGCCTTTCTTGATTGTTGAGCAGAAGCGTGGATAAGAAAATAGCCGAGACTGTATTGGCTCGCGCAAAAGGATATTGCGAAATGTGTGGTGGTACGGGTGACGACTTTGCCCTACATCATCGCAAGCTCAAGTCTCGCGGCGGAAAAGATGAAGTAAGCAACCTAATCGCCGTTCATCACAAGTGCCATAACCTCGGCACAGATAGCATTCACCTAAACCCGGCGCGGGCTACGGTGAAAGGCTGGATGGTTCCTTCGTGGGCCGATCCTGCCGACTACCCCATGCACCTACACGGCGCTGAGGTTGTAAGATTAGACAACGAAGGTAACTACGAACGATTGGAATAGCAGGATGGCTCGCATTGAAGTTGTAGGAAATGTAGGAACTGATCCAGAGATTAAGTTCTTTGAAGGCAAGAATGGGTCGTTTGGCGTTGCGTCTTTTTCGCTTGCGTACACACCACGCGAG